GTCCTCGGGCGGCTCGTCCGCGCCGATGAGGTAGCGTTGCGGGCTCGATAGAATTCGGCGCTTACCTCCATGCGCAGCATGGTGCGCACCGCCGTGTCGGTGATGCTCATGACCTCGCGGCTGATGCGCGAGCGGCAAAGGGGCGGTTCAGGTCCTGATGGTAGGGGATCAGGTAAACGGGCACATGATCCATGTACGTGTTACATGGAGCGTCCGCATGATAGCGGCCTGATTGCGTGCGGCGTATACGAATCGTGTAGCCGGGCATGTAGAGCATGAGTTCGGAAGGCACGATGGTGTTCGCCTGCGCGTACTGTGAGCGGTCGATATCGGTTATCGACAACGCCGCCGACAGGCCGCGACGGGCGTAATCCCACAGGCCGGTCTCATAGAGCGCGCTGCGGAACGACACGGACACCTTCGAGCGCAGACCATCCTCGGGTTCCGCGCTGCGCACGTTCAGGAACGAGCATGAGTGAGTGAGCGCGCTGCGGATGGCCTGCGGCAATTCCACGTCGAAGTCGTTGTCTGAAAGAATCGAATCCAAACCCAACGGATCGCGGCTGTCGTCGCCGACTCCGACGAAACCATCGAACACGATGCGGTCGGCCAAAGCGTCCACCGATTTCTGCGGCCAGCCCACGACCTCGCTTATTCCCCGCCATGCTGTCCGGCACGGCGATGGACAGATTCTTAAGCTCGTTGCGCCCGTCGTAGTATTTGGTGCGCAAAAGGTTACGTTCGAGCTTCTGGGACCATTGACGTATCATCAAATCCCACGGTTCTCGGCACTCGTCGGGCAGATTATCGACCTGCACGTTTTCAAGACTGGGAATCTGCATCAGAATGCCACCGCCTTCGCTCTTCTTCCCGGATGACGTTTGGAAGTCTTGACGTTCCAATACGCGAGAGCCACCGCTTCCACGGGACTCACGTCGATGTTCTCCATGGACGGCTCGTAGCCGAACCCGTCGCCGATTTTCCTGTGCTTCGCATGACCCACCGCCTCGTCAAGCAGAGGCTGGCCGAAATGGGTAAGCCCATGGTCGTTCACGGCCTGTTCGAGCATCGAACAAGCGTCCGCTACGTCGGAAGGGCGCGGAACCACGATCACTCTTTTCGACACGCCCTTGTCGATGAGGCTGTTGACCAGGGTGGGGGCTCCCACGCGCCCGTCGATGATGATGCCGATGGCGTTGCGCCATCGTTCCGCACCGTTCTTCTCGGCGGTCAGCCAGTCGGCCAGCCAGCCGGTGCCGCCGCGCATGCTGCGCGAGGCGATGACCTCCACGTGCGGCAATTCACTCGACTTGCGGGGCGGGCGCACGCACGCCACGAGGGTGACGTTCGCGCCGTCCGCGCTGAACTTGACCGCATACGAGTTGTAGCCATCCATGCAGGGCTTGTCGGTCTTGCACTTGGCCCACTCGTCAACATCGATATCGGACAGCGCGCCGGCCTGATCGTTCCACCAGCCGAGACGTTCGCGGGCGAAACCGTCCGGCGTCATCTTCTCCGACTCGGAAACGACCACGCTTTTCAACAGGCGGGTGCCGAGCGATGGATTGTATTGGTACCAGCGTTGCTGGTCGTGCACGTCGCCGATCTCGGTCGCCGCCCATTCGAACCAGCACAGGTTCTTCGGCGGCTTGTCGCGATGCGCGTTGCGGCGCATGCGCGCGAACACCGTGCCCGGCGAGGTCGGCGGTGTGGGGGCTGCCCGTGTAGATGGCTCAGCCGGGGTTGCCGGAGGGTTGCCGACGAGATGGCGGGCTGTATGGCCTCCATCTGCTCGTCGGTCAGCTCCTGCGCCTCGTCGCACACCAGCACGTCCACCGTGAAGCCACGGCCCGAACTTTTCGAACGGGCGATGAACTCAATGCTGCCACCGTTCTTCAACACGATGGCCTCCTGGCCGTTCGTGGCCCGAATGTAGGTGACCAGTTCCGACAGTTCGGGGAACTTGCGCGCGTTCTCGAAGTAGTATTTCATGCGCAGGAAATGCTTGCGGCAGGTCTTCACCTCATGCGCCGTATGCAGGATCTTCATGCCGATGATCGCGGAGAGATAAAGCTCCGTGAACTCGAGAATCGCGTTCTTGCCGTTCTGGCGCGGCACCGCGCACCCGCAATCCGACGCCGCCCATTGCAGCTTCGAATCCGTGGCGAGCCACCCCTCGAGCACGATGCGCTGCCACTTATCCGGCTTCATGTCGTAGCCGGCTGCGAGCGCGCACGCCTCGCCTCCCTCGGACTGCGCGTGCTTGGGAACCAGAGCGAAGCTAGGTTCCTGTACGCCTCTTCGCCTTGCCACCCTGAATCACCCTCAGCTTCCGTCGTTCGGCTATCTCATCGAGCGGCGTATGCCGCTCCTGCTTCTGGGCTTTCGCCGGCATGATCTGGCTGCGTGCGGCTGGTGTGATGCCGTAATCCTGCAGCAGCTTGTTCAGTATGGGCACGCTGGCGAAATTGCCGGAACCCCAGATGTCCGCGTGGATCAGTGCGGCGTTCATGAGGTTGTCCCAGTCGGCCTCCGTCCACGAGTCCGCTCCGGGGGTGGAAGCCAAATGCTCCCACCATCGCACGGTCGCCTCCGGCCACTCGATGCCGTCAGGCAACTGTGGCTGCGTTATCGTGGTCTTGGCCAACTGGATCACCTCGAATCAATGTCTAGGAGCCGCTGGAGCGACTCGCGCGAGCGGAACCGGCGGCACGAGAGAAATCAAACTCGCCCTGCACGTATCTCGGACGCATGACAACCACCTCCATCGGGAAAATCAGGAGCCTGAGGAACGCGAGCCGCCGCGAGAAAAAGCGCTGCGGATACGACCGGCCACATTACGCACCGCATTGCCGGCGCGCTGGAACAGGTTACGCACGATCCACCTCCTTTCCAGTAACGATGCGGACAAGAAAAATCGGGATCTACCGTTTCCAGCCTGCACTGCGGTATCTGTTCCATTCGTCGTTGAACCGCTTGTCGAACGCCCGGTCTCGGCGTGCCTGGGCGTTCTTCCATGACTGAGAAACGCCGGCTTCAAGATCGTTGACTCCCTGTTCCTTGCGTTTCTTCATCAACGCGCGCATCTTGAGGGTATCCTGCCATAGCTTCGATATACGTTCGTCGGATAAGCCCTGTTTGCGGTATTGGGATATTCGCTCTTTCGAGAAGCCGACGCCGGAAAGCGTTGAGCCCTTCGAGCGTGAGCGGGATGAGTTGCCGCCGCTCCCGCTGCTGGACGAGCGGGAAGCCGAAGAAGAGCTGCGTCGCATGAGAACCTCCCAATGAAAAAGCCGCCACATAGGGACGGCTTGAACGAAAAAAATATTGTTTACCGGTTCACGATCCGCTCGATCGCGACGCGGAACGGGACGCACTCACACGCAGGGCGGACACACCGCCACCGGATGAACCGGAAGAGCGACGCCCATACCCCGTATAGCGGATATCGTTGGTGCTCGCATAACGGACTCGCCTCATAACTCACCTCCCAGCTTCCGAGCTACGGCCATACCATCGAGGTATTTATCTCCGAGTTTGCGAAGACCATACTCGGCAAGGAAAGAATCCTTGTCGTCTCGCAACGGGAACGCGATGGCGAACCAGTATTCGGAATCGGTCGGCTCCACGAGCTTCCTGGGACTGCAAGCCGAAACCAGCGCCCTGTGCAGGGCGGCGAACTCGGCGAGACAATCCTTCTCCAGATCATCGGAGTACTTGACATCGGCGAGCGGGTCAGGCGTCTTCTCCGCGAACCCGAGACCACCACCGAAGCCGACGCCGGCACCGAACGCCACGGCGGACGACTTGGCCGGCTTGTACGGGGCGAGTAGCTTCTCGATATCACGGTACGCATAGATCCGGTGGTTTTCGCCGAAGCCAAACCGTTCACGCCACCGCGCCATCTCGGCGGGGGAGGGGAAACACAGGCACAGCCAGAACTCGGTGTCGGTCGCATCCACGAAACGCTTGCGCTCCGCACGGGCGCGCTCCCGGTACTCCTTCGCGTTCTCGTCCAGATTCTCCGGCACCGGCTTCACAGCCTTCTTGCCCTTGGACTTCTTGGAAAAGTCGAATCGGAAATCACCTGACATGATCCACCTCCAACAAGGGAAACCATTCAAGCAGCGTCGCGTAATCGTCCGGTGCCTTGTCCTTGAGCACCTTGGTGAAACGCTTGTCGATGCCATCGAAAGAACGCCCGAACCACGCATAATCACACGGCAGCTCGATATGATGCCCGCTGATGCAGTCCAGCACCTCGCCCTTGAGCCAATCCCCGATAGGAGAGACCTTCTTGAGATTGCGCCGCCAGTACCCGTACTGGACGAACGCGCCACGACGCTGAATCGAATCGGCCGCACGCACGCCATCCGCGCACCACGTGCTCTTATCCAAGCCCACGTCGGCGCGGATGAAATCCCACATCTGCTCATACGACGGCTCAGGCAAACGCGCCGCCTCGATGTAGCGCAGACGTTCGGGAGCCTGGAACACCGCATTGTTCAGCCAACGGTACAGCGACGGGTGCGGATACCTTTTGATTCGGGTCTGGAACTTCTGCTCGAAATAATCAAGCTCCTCGTCCACGAACCTCAAACCGGGCACATAGTAGAGATACGCGGGAACGACCTCGATGCCCATATCCCGCATCGCCAGCCACGCGGCTATGGAATCCTTGCCGCACGAAAACGCCAACAACACGGGCCTGCCATCAGCGGCCAGCTTCTCACGCACCGCGAGACTCGTGCCCTGATTACGAATAACCGTGGTCACTTCGGCCACCTCCTTCCCGTCATGCGAATAAACCGCGAATGCGAATAAAACTCGACACCGGCACGCCGGAAGCTCGCCTCCGACGACCACACGAACACATGCAGCCCATGTCCGCTGGTCGAAACCTCCGCATAGATCGCATCCGGCAGCAGCTCCATCGCCTTCGCGGGCGGACTGGTCAAATCAACATGGTCGAAATCCCAGCACGCAAGCCCATCGCCGAGCATTATGCCATAACCGTCACCGGCCTTCGAGCGCATGACCTCCGAATATGACGCCCAGGTACTTGAGTCCGTCGAACTGGCCGGCGACCCATCGCACATAATCGGACGCTTACCATCGGCCCGCACCCAACGGCGCAATGCCCTGAGCGCTTGGGGTATCTGATGTTTGCGGCTCCACGCCTTGCGGCATCTGTCCGAGCAAAACAGTCTCGGACGCCTAGGGTTAGGTGTGGGTTGGAAGAAGTGGCCGCAATTCCTACATTGGTTGACCATAGCTATTACTATAGCATATATTCCAACGATTCGCAACACTAATTTCGTGACATATCAAAACTGCGTAAAATCAAACGTAACAGCCTCGGAAAACAACGGGGCAAAAACATCAGAACCATGCCGGAACGGCTTCCATGGGCGCTCGCAGACACCACAGCGGCCAAACGTACGATACTCCACGCGGGTTGCGGGGGGATGCGGGCGCTATGTTCTGCGGGGAGCCTTGCATGGGAGGGGGAGGGGATGGCCCCCGGTTACCATTGGCGGCTGATTGGGATGGTGTTTTGTGGTTGATTTTTTTGTGTTTTGGTGGCCTGTGGTGTTGGCGATTATTTTGTTGCTTTTTCTTTGGTTGCAGATTCTGTGTGTGAGTTGTGTGTTGTCATAGCTGGTTGGTGATCCGCCTCGGCTGTATGGGATGATCTCATCGAGTTCGCAGCTGAGTGGGTGTGGTGTTTTGAGTGTGAGGTCTATGGGTTTGCCGCACAGCGGGCAGATCGGTATTGGTCCTTCGGTTGCGATGTGTCTGGCCTTGCATTTGCGGCGGGCTGCTCCATTTTGGTATCGGCCTGAGCCTGCCTTGTTGCTCATGTTCCCATCCTGTGTGTTTGGTGGCTTGGGCGAGATTCTAATTCGCGGACCGGTTGTCGTGTTTGCGGGTCGCCGTGCTGTCTCGGCATGGCCGGCTGGTCCTCTGCGGTACGCAAGCCGTGGCATGCGCGGTTGGCTTCGATCCAACGACCTGCGGTTTTGGAGACCGCCGCTCTACCGGCTGAGCTACGCGCATAGGTGGGTATGAGTAAAGCCCCTGAGATGTATGTCCCAGAGGCTTTCGCACTTATCCTGATACGGAGTATACCACGGGGTGGCAACAGCCTACTGCCGGCTGGAATATGCCATTGCCATGCTGACTATCTCCCTGATGCTGAATTCGTAGTATCCGTCTTCCACTGGCTTGCTGCTGGGGAGTTTGCCACGGCGTATCCACATGATGATTACTTTGCGGCTGACCTCGTATCCGTAGTTCTCACGCAGCCATTCGCTCATGCCCGCAGGTGTCTTCGTGAGATGGATTGCCTCGGCCTTGTCTCGGCTCTGCTCGCGCAGCTCGACCACGTTGATTGGGTTGCCGCATTTGCATAGCAGCAGTGATTCGCCTTTCGCGGCCATGACCTCGCGTCCGCATTCGGGGCAGACGCCGATTATCCGGCGCGTGCGTGGCCTGCGGTCGATGAGCGGTTCGATGCGCTCGCAGGTGTGGATGAGCCATGTCAGCCAATGTCCCGAACGGCTGGCGCGGCATAGGTCGGGCAGTCGTCGTGGAGCGTCCCTGAGCAGGGTCTGCCATCTCGGACGGCTTTCCACGCCGGTTTCGTTCCACATGTCCTGCAGGCCGTCCTCGGTCTGGTCGAGCATGTCCTGCGCGTGGAGGTTGATGGGCGCGGGTGCCGCGCCTCCTTGCGGTTTGCCGCCCGCTCCGGGTTCGCCGAGCTTGTACTCATGCCGTGCGACCCGCTGCAACAGTTGCATGTTGCGGCACAGCTGGTGGAGTGTTTTGGCGTAGGTGCGTCGGCAGTCCTGGCAGAGCGTCCATGGTTTCTCGACCTGCTGGTTGCCGCAGTGTTGGCATGGTTCGGTTTGGATGATCATTGTTTGAAGCCCTCCACGTTCGGCTATGATGGTGCTTTGGTGAGCGTGCCCTCCGTCATTTTGGTGGAGGGTTTCGTTTTATTTGGTATTGCGGGTCATTGCTCGAACAATGGAGGTTCGATGAATTCGACCTTGCGCGGCGGCTTCGGACGACCGTCGCCCTCGCGGATGATCGCACGCACTTCCTCCAACGGAAGGCCCAATTGACGGGCCGTTTCCGTTGCGCTGTAGCCGCGCTTGTGCCATACGAGCACTTTGTCCCGTGTTTCCTGACTCGTCACTGCACGCCTCCCGTCATTGGGTCGATAAGCTGGCAGCTCATGGCGTCGATGCGCCCATCGGTCTTGGCCTCGATGCACAAACGTTTCACGTCGCCTGTGGTTTCGATTCGTTGGCTGATGGTCTGCTCCGGCTGTACGGGTGTCTGCACGGAAGCCCAGCAGACGAAGCAGATGGCCGTCAGGCCGGACACCACTAACAGGATCACAGTAGCGAGCATCGCTAACCCGACGAAATTCTCCAACGTCCAGTCCTTGAATGGTTTCCTCATGATTCCTCCTTGAGCGTGGCGACATATTCGATGGCCTTGCGCTCACGTTTCGCGTACCTCCCGCACTTGCGTTTGAGACGTTTGAGGCTCATGGCGTATATGTAGACTCGGAAGTCGCCGTCCTCGGTGATTCTGGCCTCGTACCGGCTCAGGGCTGAGGCCCTGAATTGCGCGGTCAGATGGTTGGTAAGCTGTACTCCGTTCATCCCTCCACCTCGATTTCCTCGCCGTACTCGCCGTAGAGTTGGTCTGCCGCATCCTTGGTCGTGTAGAAGCATTTCGCGGGCGCATGTTCGTAGTCGTAGATGGCGGCTGCGATGACCTCGCGAAACTCCTCACGGGTGAATATCCTCGCCTTATATGTCACGGTTCCTCCTTGAATGTTTGGTCTATCCATTGCTTTCTTTTATGATTTCCCTGAGCTGGTCGATGAAGCCTTGAGTGGCGTTCGTGTGGAATCGTTGCACGTTAGTCTTGAGCTGGATGCAGTAGTAGAGGTTGCCGTGCTCCTCCATCTCGCAGAACCACTCGACCCCATCCCTGCGGCAGATGCCGAGCAGTTCGCACTCCCACTCGGCCTTCTGCTTGCCGCAAGTGAGGGGCCGGCCCTCCTCGCTGTACTCGCGCTTCATCGTCCGTCTCCCATTTCCTTCTCCTCGTTCGCGATCGATTGGAGGATGGCCGCCAGGTCACCGAGCTCGTTCCAGCTCAACCGGATGCGGCGGATGCTGCCGCCGTCATGGATGGCCAGCACCCATGAGCGGGTGCCGTTTCGGCCGTCTCCGGGAATCCAGCTCAGGGTCACATGCCCGCAGGAGGCACCTGTGACCATGCCGCACCGTCGTTCGATCTCCACGTCCGTCGCCTTCATCGTCTGCCTCCCAGACTCTCGCGAATCCGCTCCACATCAGCATTCATCGTCTGCCTCCGTGACTTCCTCGTCCGTGTGCTGGCGTGAGGCTCCGGCGATATACGCCTCCTGCATGAGCGTGTTGCTCTTGTACACGTGTTCCGCCTTGCTGCTGATGATGCTCATGCTTCCACCACCTTGGCCGGGCGGAACGGAGCTTGAGAGGTCACGTGCTTGCTGTTGAGGCCCGACCAAACAGACCCGGTGACGGGGGATTCCGGGTCACCGATAAGCAAAGCGACCAACTTCGAATTGTCCAGGCCGGAGATGGCGACGCTCCACAAGGCATCATCCTTGTCTAGCCACAACCCGTCATGGTTGGGCAGCTTCGGCTTCCGACGCAATGCGTAGGCGAAGTTTGAATTTAACATCCAATAGTGGAAGTTGGGAATCTCTGCCTGTACCATGACTGCAAGGGTGCAGTCTGTTTCGTCATCATCATCGACAGCGACAACGAAGAATCTATTGCCGTTCGTCTCGACGAAAATATCGCCCGTGCAAACATCGTGAATGTCATCGATACGCTCGTACTCGGGGTCATCCAACAGTTCAATGGACTCGATGTCCCTGTAGGGGACGAAGCGCTCTGCCCCTCGATTGGCAGAAATGGGCACGACGGAGCCGTTTCTACTGCGCCTAATGTGCCCGGAACAGTCGGTGATTCCTGTAAGCACGGCACCGGCCACAAATGTGACCTTGACGTGCAGGTTTGCCATCTCTTCGCAGGTCTTGCCTTCCCAGAATGGTTTCTCACTGCTCATTGTTTTTCTCCTTCTTTTCGTTCGCTTCGAGCGCGTCCAGCAGATCGCATTCGGCGAGCATGAGATGCGCCTGGGCGCGGGTCATTGATTTCAACGTCTGCGCGCCGGCGCCGGCCATCCAGCCAAGAGAGCTCACCTTCGTCTCGAGCAGGTGGGTCTGCGTCGCGAGATCACGCAATCGACCATCAAGCAGCATGGTCATCGGTTTCCTCCTTGTTGAGTCGTGTTTCGATTTCGATGCACAAGTCGAGCGCCGCCGTGAAACCGGCCTGATAGGCGTATAGCGCGGTCTCCGGCCGGCTCATGCCGCCAATCTCCGTGGCCTCCAACAGCCACGCCATCGCACGCTCCTGCGGGGTCGGGAACTTTTCGGCCATCACGCGCCCCTCAGAATCGAGCCGAGTGAGGCAGCACCCAGCTTCTGGGCACCTGCGAACCGTCTGGCCGTGGAACGTGACTTCGGCTGCGCGGCGGGCAGTTCGAGTGGGTTGCGCATGGTCAACGCCTGCTGCTGCGCCTGCTCCGGGCCGTTGCCGAGCATCCGCTGGCGGCGGTACATCCACGCCTCGTCCGCGGATAGGCCCCGCGCCTCGCATTCGCGCGCTATCTGCGCCTCAGAGGGCTTCGACTCGTTGCGCATCCTGCGCACGATGGCGTTCACATCGCCGGAACCGCACCAGCAACCCGTGCTGTTGTCCGCGTAGAAGCGCTTCACCGCCTCCAACGCCTCTCCCAGCGTCATGTCCGCGCGAAGCTCCTCGTGGAACGTGCGAGCCTCCAAGTCGGTGATGGCCGCGTTGCCGTGGTGGACGCGAATCTTCGCCAGCACGAGCGTGCTTTCCTTGAGCGTCAGCATGTCAGTACTCCTTCCCGTGATTGGTTTTCGGCGGCTTCCTCGGCCGCGTAGCGTGCTATCAGTGCCGCGTTCGCGTCCTGGTTGGCCTGCGAACGGTTCCACGCCGATGGCGAGGGGCGTGCGGTCGGCTCGGGTTTGGCCGGCAGCGGGTCATCGTCCCAGTGTTCGCCGTCCAGCCAGTTCGCCGGGGTGAGCGTGTAGCCGGGTTCCCGGTTCAGGTCGGCGGCGTACCTCGACGCCTTGGCGATCAGGAACGTGTTGTTGGTTTTCCGCCGCGCCTTACGCCAAGCCGTGTAGGCCTTGCGTTTGCCGGTCTTGCGTGGATAGGTCTGCCAGAACTGCTCGAACTCGATGGGATAATCCTCGTCGGCGCTCTCTGCGGCCCCCTCGGCTTGCGAGGGGGTTTGGGGGAGAGAGAATTCTTCGTTAGAAGAATTCTTATCTGTATCTGTATCTGTATCTGGCTTCGTTTTGCTTGAGTCTTGCTTCACGTCTGCTTCGTTTGTGCTTCGCGTCTGCTTCGTTTTGCTTGAGTCTTGCTTCACGTTGCGTGACTTGCCGGACGCTGCGCCACCTTTTCGGCCGGCTTCGGCTTTCTTCGCTTTAGCCTCCTCCACGTCAGCACGAGAACGACCCTGAGCTGCGACGAAATCATGCAGCCACAAGGTGCCGTCCTCATGCTCGTCTAAAAGATGCGCGTCGATGAGTGCGTCTATATCTTCATCGGAAGCGCCGAGCAGACATTTCAAATGGAAGCGGGACAGTTCACCGTCGTTTAATTCGCCAGCGCAGTACGAGATCGCGAACGTCCACACGGAGAACGCGGAAGGGTGCTCCATTGCAAACACGCGAACTTTCTCGTTCTGCCATAGGCGTGTGCTGAGCTTCGCGAACTTTTCCATATCGTGCCCGGCCATCAGTCCGCCTCCTTTCTCTTGTCTCTTTGGTATTCGGCTATCAATGCCATCAGTTCGGGGCTGGCCGCGATTATCTCGCTGGGCTTCAGCCCCTCCCCGTCCCCGTTGGTCTTGGGTTTGCGGTGGTAGCCGCCACGCAAACCGGTGCGACGGCTACCACCGATGTAGTCGTGCGGGTTAATCCTGGCCATCATCCGGCCCCAACGTAAGCCCGTCGTTCAGCAGGAGCGCGAACAATTCGAGCGGCAACCACACGAGCGTCGGATTGGATGGCACCGGCTTCGATTCGCGGCGCAGCCGGTTCGCGAGCTCGCGGCGAATCCGGTAGTCCGGTCCTAACACGTGCCCCATGTGAGTGGCGAGGAACCGTTCGAGCGTTTCGATGTCGAACACGGCCATCTGCCGGGCCATGCCCTTGAGGCTTTTCACGCCCACGCCCTTGCGATGCTGGACGAGCACCCCGTAGGGAGTGTCCATGTTCGCCATCTCCACCAGCAGTTCGCGCCAGTGTTTGCGGTAGTTCGGCTGTTTCGTGTCCTTGCATTCCACGCACACCGGCTCGCCACAGAACCGGACGCCGATCAGATCGCCCTGGTCGGCGTTGCCATGCAACGGCATGCGGTCGATGCGCGTGTCCTGCAAAGCCCACGCGAGGTAACGCACCGTCCACGTCTCAAGGCTCGTGCCCTTTTTCTTGGCGGGGTTAACCATTCTGCTCACCGTCCTCGTGTGCGGCTTCGATGGCGATGGTCTCGAAGTTCGGCTGCTCGGTGGGGAACAGCTTTTGAGCGTGTCCATCGTCTCCGCGATGGAGAACTCGGAACTGCATGAGATGTGGTCGCCCATCGTGTACTCGAAACGCTGGCCGCAGACACGGCACCAGCGCGGCAACGGGTTCCGTTTCAGCAGCTGCTGCGTCTCCCTCAGGTCGGTGGTGCCGTTCCTGAGCCATACGGGTTTCTTGCAGCGCTGGGCACAGCGACCAGGGGGCGTTTCACGACCGGTTTGGCCGGCGCGAACAGCTTCTTCATGGCCTTCTCCGTGGAACCGAACACCAAGGGCCACGAGTCCATGATCTGCTGATATCGTTCCTCCGGCCGGTCCTCGAAATCATCACGGAACCGGTTGAATTCCTCGATGCCGTGGAAGATATGGCTCGAGGCGAGCCACAGCAGGGTCACGGCCACGTAGTCGGGGTAATAGCGGTTAGGTTGCACGCTGACGCGCACGGTGGTGTCGTAGGAGAGTCCCGCCTCCGCGTCCAACGCGCTGTAGGACACCTCCATCGAGTGTGCGAGCGTAATCAATTGGTCTTTTTCAGCGTTCAATGTGATACTCCTCTTCGGCTTCCTCTTCGCATTCCGGGCATGGAATCGGCCGTGCCGGGTACAGCGTGCAGCCGTGCTTCGGGCAGACCGGTTCCACGTCCGTCGGCGTCTCATCGTGATACAAATGCAGCATCAGAAGCTCGGATCACTGGACCATGGGTCGGAGGCCGGAGGCTGCGCCTGCCCCTGCGGCTGCTGCGTGTAACCGGCCTGCGTGCCGTAACCCTGCTGTCCGCCGTTCTTCTGGCGCACGTTGGTGATGGCGACGGCGCTGGCGTTGACGTTGCAGGACGCAGCCGATTCACCCTGCTTGGTCTGGTAGCCATGGAACCCGTTGACCTCGCCCACGATGGTCACATCCACGTAGGTGTCCTGGTTCCGACGCAGTTGAGCGATCTGGTCGAACACCGGATTCAGGTTCGCGTAGCCGGCCGGCCACACGCTGTAGTTCTGCTCCGGCTGGCTGACCCAGTTGCCGTTCCGGTCACGGTAGCCCGGCGATACAGAGACGCGCAGAAACCGTTTACCGTTCTTCGTCTCCTGCACGCCCCACGCCGTGCCCTGGATGATGATGCTCGTCCTGCCCGCCATGGTCACTCGCCTTCCTTCACGCTGGCCTTCAACTGGCCCAGCACCTTGTCAAGCTCCGCTTCGGTCAGCTCGTCGCTGGCCTTCACCTCACGGTTCAGAATCTTCGTGATGGTCTCGCACGCCTCCGCGTCCGAAGCCACGCCCAACGCCTGGAAGCGGCGAATCATCTCCGCACGCTTCGCCTCGAGGGGGGAGACCTCCGGCTGTGCTTCCGGCTGCTGGGGTTGCTCCGGCTCTGTCTCCTCCGCCGGTTCTACGTCGATGGCGTCCGAACCGTCCGCGTATTCCGCGTCCCCTCCAGGCATGACGATGGGGTCGAGCAGGTCGGAGTAGTCGGGGGTGCGGTCGTCGTCGGCGATTGCCTCCTTGGTCTCCACGCTCATGGGCAGGTACGGGGCCGCTCGGCGGATGACGGTCTTCTTGGCCATCGCCTCGAAATCGGTGTGCCATGGGCTGGTCGGCTTGCGTGCGGAGGGGCTGCGCTTCATGGCCGCGTTGATCTCGTCTATTCCCATGACCTGCATGTAGTGGCCGCCGTCCTTGAAGTTGGCGACCATGTACACGTGGGTGAGCTTGCCGGGCTTCGCGCACGGCACGTGGTTGAGGTGTTCGTCCAGACCGTAGGCGTAGTCGAATTCGTCGCCCTCATGCACGGCGCGGGCGCTGATGTCGCGCAGCTGGCCGGAACGGCGGGCGAGGTCTATGATGCCGCGGTAGCCGAGGATGAACGTCGCCTCCTTCTGCCCGGTGCGGTAGTTCTTGTTGCCGAACGGGAGGATGTACGCCATGCCGAGCCCGTTCACGTTGCTGGGCTCCAAGCCCAGTGACGTGCAGCGCATGAAGCAGGACAGCACCGATTCCACGGTGCAGTCCGCCAGCGCCGGCTCGCGGTTGATGGTGCTGATGTACATCTGGTAGAGGCGCTGCGGGTTCATCTCCTTGGGCATGACCGCCTTGATACGGTCCCAGCTGCGATCGAGCAGTTTCCTCATGTTCTGCTGCGGCGTCATCTGCGCGAGCTGTCGGTTCTGCGCCTGTGTCGCTAACTGTCCCATAATCGTTCTCCTTACTTGGTTTTCTTCGGTTTTATTTCGCTGAATCGGAAGCTGCGACCCTCCCATGGCTGCACGACGCGCGTGTAGCCCTTGCGGGTCGAGTGCTTGTAGGTGGCCTGCAGGGTCCCGCAGCGCACCCCCTCGTGGTCGCCGACGTACACGAGGATGCAGTCCTGCAGTTCCTCGATACGCTGCTTGAGTGCCTTCTCGTCGGCCTTCGCGTCCCGGTATGAGGTCATGAGCTGTTGCAGGTCGTCGTCGCCGCTCATGTCCTCGATGCCCTCCGCGGGCTCCGGGTACGCCTTGGCCACGTCCGCGCCGGTCAGGGCGGGCATCTCGTCGCGGGCGACGAAACCCCAGAAGTCCTCGGCGGCGTGGATGATGGCGTCCACATCGTCCTCGTCGCGTTCGAAGCGCACCTCGACCGGCTCCGCCTCGCCGATGTCCGCGTAGAAATACCCCCAGCGGAAGCCGGTGACCGCCATGTAATGCGTGACCTGAGCCATGTAGTAGTCGGGGGCGATGAGCTCGCCCTCGTCGTTGTGCCAGTCGGTGCGGCCACGGTTCGCGTTCGCCGTCTTGATCTCGAGAATGCCCCACGAATCGCTCGCCTCGTCGTAGATGAAGCCATCCAGCGAGGCGTGCATGACCGGGTGGGCGTCAGACACGAGGCTGATGTCGGTGCCGTCGATGACCTGGAACTCCGGGTGGAGCTGGCGGAAGCGGCGGCGCAGTTCGACCTCAAGCGCGTTGCCCTTGATGATCGCCCACCTGCCGCTGATGTCCTCCGGCTCCTGACGGCCAGTCTTCTCCAACCACAATTCGTAGGGCGTCTTGTAGGTGTTGAAGCCGAGGATGGTGCTCATATCCGACCCGCCCACGCCCTCGGTGCGGAAGGAGAGCCACGCCTGATGGCGGCTCTCCTTCGTGGTGCCCGCCCCGCCGAAGCGCCTGAGCGAGAACATGTCGGTGCTTCGGCGGGCCTTGTCGATGGTCATGCGGCTCATAGCTGATCGCCTCCCGTCCGCGTGGCGGCGAGCGCGAGCACCGGCTCCATGGCGCGCAATGCGTGGCCGGCGGCCGCGTGTATCTGCGTGCATGGCGTGCCCTGCTGCCCCTGCCTGACCATGGACGCCTCGACCTGCAGGAGCGCGTCGGCCGCATCGCGCAGGATGCGCAGCCAGCGGGGTGCGAGCAGCCTGATCTCGTCGGTGTCGAGCAGCGACTTCACGCCGGGTTCGATGCTCACGCCGCTCTGGAGCGACGCGATGAACAGGAGGTTGTTGAGGGACTGCGCGTCCGGCTTCGCCGTGAGCGAGTCCAGCCCGTACAGCAGCTGCTCGCTGAGTCGTCGCATCGCCATCATCCAGTCGTCGGCGTCGCCGAAATCGTTGGATTCATCGGTGCTGTTCTGGTTCATCGTTGACCTCCGTAAAGATATTCGGCGCGGCTGCACCGGTTGCGTTTGTCCGCGTCCTCCACGTCCTCGCGCCGCCAGCCGATGACGCGGCCGTTCTTCCGGACCGGCTCCGGATAGGGGCTGGGACGCTCCCCGGAGCTCCACTTGTAGACCGTCGAACGGCTGTAGCCGGTATGCTCGGCGAGCTGCCTGACCGTGACCAGTCCCGGCAGCGCATTTGAAACCGCTGTGCCCATGGCGTATCCTTTCTCTTGGGTATTCCTTTCGGACAGTTCCCGTGCCAGCGGGGACTGTCATTTTTTTCGGCTGAAACCTTGTGGTTTCGTGGACGGCCCGGAATCGAACCGGGTCCCGGCCTTTGCCCCGCGTCATGACCCGCGTGATCTCGGCCGGGGGCTACCTGCGCCGCCCCATGATGCCGCGCCGGATAGGTTCGACCCCGCAGGGGTCCCGGCGCGACACCGGTTTGAGAATCTTGAGTTATGGTTATTTGGTTTTAACGACTGGCCTTTGTCGCCGGCCGCGCGTCGGAAGATGAAGAAGAGACGACACCCGGCCAAGACTTTGTCATCCGCGCTCGGAGTCCTCCGGGAACAGCCACGGGGCATCGCTCGCGGCGAGCAGCAGCAGCGGCGTCAGCGCGAACACGCCGCCGACGGCGAGCGCCAGCATTGCCACGATCGCGCCCAACGGATGCGAGCAGCCGTCGTGCGAGAGGATCCACAGCATCGCGCAGACCGCGGTGACGGCACCCGCGGCCATCACAGTCAGGCCGGATATGGCCGGATACCGGCGGACGAACCTCTTCGACGGACCGCCATCGGCCTGAAGAAGGCCACTCGCGTGACGGCCGTAATCCTTGGTGTTCATCATTTGCTTCTTTCGGTTAGGTCACCTCCCCTAAGCTGGATGTTGCCTAACTACTAGCTATGGGAGGAGGTGAAAAATCAGAAATGACCAATCGTTTGCATTTGGGCTATGGGGAGTCTCTACTGGCGTAGCCGTTCCTCGATTCGTTCCATAAGGCTTTCGTCGTGCGCCATCACATACCCCGTAAGGTGCACGGCGATTGCCCCGCCAACCAACAGCAAAGTTGCGCCATACCCGATAAATCGAACGGCCAATCTATATGCATCGCGGACTTTCATCACGTCACCGCCTTCCCACAGAGGAACAGGTTCACGAAAAACGCCTGACCCTTGCCCGTCACCTTCGGTGTCTTATTCACCGTGATATGACCGTCCGAATGGGTAATCTCCGTTTCCTTGATGCGGAATAAGCCCAATTCCATGCTCTTCTGCGTCGGCATGTTCCGGCTGCTGCCCGTCTTCATGAGCCAACCGTTCTCGCGCAGCCACGCGAACAGGCGCGTACCGCCCATGTCAATCCCATTGCCCTTGAGTATCTTCGCCAGCTCGCCAACCAGAATGTCGGTCTTACTGGCGCTTACCGCGTCTGCGAATAGCACTTTGGGAGCTTGTGCCTCTAGCTGCCTTTGCTGTTCGTCGACTTTGGATCTAAGCCAGTTCATCGCCGCCAAGGTCATCTGTTCCGGCGTCATTGATTCCTGTCCGGCCATGTAGCCGCCGTGTTTGCGGATAGAGGGCAGGACTTCGTGCGTTACCCAACGCTGGAACTCTTTAGCCTCCTGTTTGCGGCTGCGCATGATCAACTTGTACAAACCCGGCTCGGAGACGATCAGGGGAGCACGACCGCCATTCTTCCCAACCTCCCAATTGGGGAGGTTGGTTGCCTCAGTGATTTCGTCAGAGTCAAGATCACGCCGAAGATGATTGGTCTCCACTGCTAGGATGTCGCAGGCGTCCTTGGCGACGAACCACGGCTCGCCAGCGGCGTCGATGTCGAGCCGTGGTTGGTTGTTCTTAAATTTGAAAATCTGGATTTCAGGCATGAGATACCTTCTTGCCAGCGAGCGCGGTGGCCAAGGTCTTGACCGGGTCTCCGCCCGATAACTGCTGTGCGGCCACGAACGCGGCGAGGCTCATGTCGTCGCCGTCGAGCCATTTGGCGATGGTCATGCGGTTGCGGTTGCTGGCGTCGGCGATGCTGGTTATCTTGGTCTTGGACAGCAGCACGCGGTTGCGGGTGTCATGGGTCGCCCGTTTTGCGACTTCAATTGCTGGTAGATTAGACATGTGCAACTTCTTTCGAAGAGGAGGGGAAAATGAACGCTGCGGAGTTTCTGTATGATTTCTTCGACAAGGAAAGTGTTTATGATGCCGACCAAGCCGGATACCGTTTCCCTGATCTGGTCGCCGCTCTCGATGAAATCGGGAAAGCGACTGACCAGTGGGAAAGGGAAGGACGACGCGTCAAAGGATTTCGCTCTTCTCTGCCTCGGTGGCGTAAATCCGTGACGATGGCGTTCACGGATACCGGCGAGATTCGTTGGGATGAGATCAGCGGCCCCGTTGGCACGTCCGATTTCATGTCCGACGCCGACAAGGACTTGTTGATGTACGCGGCTGAGCTGCTTGATTCATGCACGCTTCGGTTCACCGAAGAGCAACGGAACAATGTCAGGAATCTCGTCAGCGAGGCCAACACTGTCCTCAGAGGAATCGCGGACGGCATGCCCGATGGTCTGGCCTTGTACCTGTCACGGCTTCTGAGAGAAACAGAGACCGCATTGGACGAGTACGCCATCACGGGCGATTTCGTGCTTGACCGAGCAGTGAGCCGTTTGCGTGAGGCGTTGGACATTGCCATGGTGCAGACCCCCGAAGATAAGCAGTCGATGTGGGATAAAGTCAAGGATTTAGGTAAGCAGCTGGCTATCGGGTACATGATTGAGGCTCCGGCTCTTGCTCTGACCGCCGCCCAGATGTTTCCGCCCCAGATCGGCGGTTGACCTCGGTAAGGATGTTGTTGGATACCGTCACCTCGTATTTGTCGATGGCATCCTTGGTCAACGTGCCTTCACGGAGCATGCGGCGTATGTCCTTGCAGAAACCCATCACGAGGTTCATATACAAGTGCAGTTCCTTGGTCGAAAGCTGTCTGAAATCAGTTGAGGACATCTCAACCACCTCCAGTATGTAAGCTTGTGATTACTGAAAAGTAATGTTAGCTAACGCTTACAATTTAAGCAAGTGCGGCGTGTCTCCATGTGCTTACACGTATGTTTGAGCCATGGCAGCAAAGATTGAATGGACGGCAATGGATTACGCCGCAAAAGATGCCTTGGCGAAGATAATTGATGATTCCGCCTTGGCGTATAGAGTGATTGCCGAACGCATGGGTGGTGTGGTCAGCCATGTCCGAGTCGGATATATTCACAACGGCGAGAAGTCACCCGTTCGTCTTTCTGAATTTTTGGCGATCTGTGATGTGTGCAATGCCGACCCGGTGCAGACGTTGCGGGACATCATCGCCGAAGCTCGCCGCATCGAGGCTGAGCGCGCCGCCGACGAGATGGCCGACCGCATCGTCGCCAATCCCGAACAGTTCGACGTGGCCGCGAACGATAACCCGAACAAGGAAAACGAAGCCACCACACCACGCGAATGAGACCGCCATGAAATATGATGAACTGCTCGCCGAAGCCTCACACCTCGGTGTAAAAGTCCGGGAACGCGAACTGTCGCCTGGACGCTGCGGCTGCTATTACGCCCCCGGCCGTCTCATCATCATCGACGAGACGCTGCCCGACTTCGCCCGGCGTTGCACGCTCGTCCACGAGCTGGTGCACGCCAGACACCACGATCGAGGCTGCGGCACCACCTACGGTGCCAAGGCCGAGAGACGAGCCCGGCGTGAAACCGCGCTCCGACTCATCAACCCGACCGAATACGCAATCGCCGAACGCATGTACGAGGGAGACTCGTTCCTCATCGCCCAAGCGCTCGACGTGACCGTACAGGTCGTGGAGGATTACAAGGAAATGCTGCACGATAGTGTGGCCGTATAAGGAAGGAGAAAAAGTGGGATTGTTCAGCAGAAAGACGCCGGAGGAAAAAGCCCGAGAAAAGGCCGAGTTTCAAGCAAGATTACAGGAGCAGATGGCCGAAGCGAAGGCGAAGGCGGAAGCCGATCGTGCGCTCACTCCCCTCAACGAGCGGATTGCGGAGTTCACCAGCAAGGAAACGAAGGAAACGTATCAGCTGTACAGGCGTGCGATCATCTACAAAAAGGGGATGTTAACGACAGAGGTGCATCCACTGGACGGTGTGACCGTACATCTGGAGTCCGGCACTGAACTCGAAGCCCGCGTCACCGTCACCCGCATACTCCTCGCTGGGCCGTTCGCATGGGCGTTCAAAAAGAAAAAAGGCGGCGAGCGATACATCACCGTGGAGGGGCCGGATTTCGCGATGATAATGGAAGTGCCACGCAAGCAGATTAAAGATGCCATCAAATTCGTAGCGAAAGTCAAAGACGCTGCGGCGAAGGCATCGTGATTTTATGAAAAATCGCCCCACTGACGGTGCAACGTCAGCAGGGCGTGAAGAACCGCCAGACCACCAGAGAAATGGAAAGGAGGACGCTTCGCCTCTCATCCTACACGGGGCGAAGCACACCCGAAAATGCTATTTGCGTCAGTTGTTTTAACCGAGTACGGGATTAGGTGCCTGTTCAGGTACGCAGAAATTAACATATGCGGCATGAGCGTCATCGCCGTCGATAGTGACTCTGAATTGGTAGTCGCCGGGGGAAAGCGGCATGCCGTTGGCGAAGTCGAGCGTATTCATCGAACGTCCGCCGATGTGGTTCTTCTGCTCGAGATTCAGCCCGGCGACACTTTCAACGGTGACGATATTGGCGACACGAACCGGCTGAGGAACAGGCCCTGCCATTTCAACGACGGCTCCGGAAGCGTCGCGCAGCGAATATTCCACGGTCATCTCGCACGGGCACAGGCTACCGGGTATACGAATTTCGGCGAATACGGAAAAACGGGCGGTAAGGCCGGTCGGAGTCAGTGGTATGATTCCGCCGCCCACGCCGACAAGGTTGGCCTTGCCGCCATTATCCACATTCGCGTAATCGGCGATGGTCAGATTGATTACGGCCTGTTCGGATACGTTACTCATAATCTATGCCACCATCATCTTCGGTGTCTTCGTCACGACGGACGCAACATAGGTGGACAAAGGCTTCTGAACGGGCATATTAACGCGCATCCTGGGATCGGGATTAAACAGCACGATATTGTCGGAAAGAATCTCGGCCCCATCGTCAGTGTATTCGGTGATGCTGGTCGGCTGATGGTCGTTGAAATAGAAGTCCACGCCTTCCCACACGTTTTTGCGGGTTTCGGCGAACGTGTCACCGGCGGCGGAGAATCCCGGCATGTCATCGGATTCGGCCCACCATACGCCGTCTTCCCTGTGATAGGTGACATTCACCTGTCGTGTATCCATGTTGCGCCTCTTCATTTCTGTCCGAGGATACTACGGATCTCCTCTTCGGATAACCCGACGTCCTTCACCAGTGTCTTCTTCACCAATCCAGGCGGAACAGTCTGTCC